AGTTCTCAACGCTAAAGCTAGAAACGACAGAAAAATCGCCCTTAATTCCGAACGTGTTGATGCCCCTGGCCCTAATGTCATAACTGTCATCTACAACGTCAATGATTTCAAATTTGCCTAGATCGCCAATCCCAGCGGATATGTAATCTGTATCTGTAGACTTTTTGAACTGCACCTCTACGTTGTCGATCCGCTCCGGCGCGTCTGACGTTGTTGTCGCCACGATCACATTGGTCAGATGCTCATTGATGATCCGCGCCTCTGATGTGATTGCCAGACCGATGGCCGGAACGTCAAACGGATCAGCCAGTGTCGTGTTGTTGGCCTCAAACGCGGTTTCTTCGGCAGACCAGTCATAAACGGCTGATGACGTTTCGCGCAGTGTCATATTGACAAGCATATCGCCGTTATCGTTAGGCGAAAACGACCAGTTCACAACCTCAAACGGCTTTTCATCAAATCCAGCGCGTGTGTTTGTGAATTTTACAACGTCACCGACTTGCAACTGAAACGCCCGCAATCCGAACGTAGCTGATAGTGTCAGCTGTTCGCGGTTCTGGAAAAGAGCTATTTTGGCTATTCTTTGCGCGGCTGATGATGATGATACCAGACCCAGTTCCAAATCCATCGCGCTTTCTTGCCCGCCGTCAGCCTCGATGAATGTCGTTGATCTGATTTCTGGAAAGTCGCTGAACTGCCAATTGCTTTCAGCACCGCGAAACTTGCCGCGCACAATGTTGAAATTATCGCGGCGAGAATGGCGGGTCTGTATTGACACATTCGACCGCAAATCATCCTCAGTCAGTGTGAATGTTGGCGTGACATATGCTGCCGCCTTCATTCGCCACTTGCCTTGGGCATACCAAAGCATCCCACCCATCGGCCTCAGAAGCGCGTCAAGCGTCTCTGACGGCTTGTTGCCGGTTGTTATGGCACCGTTTGTTGTATATCGTTTCTCAGTGCCGCCAGCGGCCAGCGCAACGCTTTCATCACAGATGCCCACGGCTGTCGCAATTAGCGTGTCATCAATCTCGTCACTGTCAGATGCCAATCCATAAGCCGCTGCCAAATAATCCCGCACGATAAGCGCGGAATTGTCCGACCAAGCGGTTGTATCGGTCGCCGGATTGTAGACTTTTTTGCCTTTAACGACTGCGCTGATGTTAGGTTCACCATTCGGGAAAGCGTCAGCGTTAAATTCAAGACGCGCATAAACGTAGCAAATACCTTGCAACCGATGATCAGCAGTCCACAAACCGTCACTTTCGTTGATAAGATCGGCGTCTGCCGCTTGTGTGGCTGTTCCAAGGTGCGTTTTGATCCGAACCTTGCCAACATATTTATCCGGCGCAGTGACCTCACCATCGCCGTCAAGCGTCAATGCCTCATCATTCAGATAAACAGTCACAATTTCTTCGCACTCGTGACCAGCCAACGCGACCACAATATGCAGAAACTTATTGTTGTCTGTGGCCTCTTTGTAGACGATCACGCCGCCCACCTTTGTTTCACCGTAGATGATTTGGTGATCTGCTACTGGCGAAACGCCGCTGACCAAAATGGCTGACTGTGATGGTTCTGACTGACGCACGCCACGCGGCTTTGGTGCCAAAGAACTGAGCGCAAATTGCAAAGCGGCAGAAATGATGAAACCCTTGGCAAAGTGTGCAAAAACCCCCCCTGCCGCCGTGATTGTTGCCGCTGAAGCTAGCGCGGTGGATGCCGCCGCAGATGCAACCGCCGCAATGATCAAACCGAAACCAAAAGCGTGGGCCGGTTCAGCGTAAAAGATTATTGCTGAAAACAGAAATATAGCCGCAAACATTATCCCCGCCCCCAGTTGAATTGCTTGTCTTGCAAGTCTTCAACAAACTCCAAACCCTTGTCGTTTGGAAATCTCGCTTTTTGGTTCTGGTCAGTATAGCGGAAAATGCGTTCACGCTCTAAGTCTATCAGTCGGCTTTCTATAGCCAGCACAATTGTTGAAGTGTCTGGCCCTTCATCTATATTCATCTGGTCAATATAACCGGTGAACAATTCCACAACTGGCGTGACATCGCCCTCTGTGATGTCGATCCGGCCACTATCTTCGCGCAAAATATATGTGCCATCTTCTGCTTTTAGATAAATACGGTTGGCATCAATCGCGCCGAACATAATTTTGCATTTTCGGCCTTGATACGGTTCTGTAAGCGCAAGCGATATTAGGTTGCTAGGTATGCCAGAGAGTGTGATTGTCGCGCCTCTGGCCGCAATCTCTGCGGTTTCTTCCATCTCTGAGATCGCAAGGAATTGACCGGTGCCAGCATATGTGATGCCACCAGTCGTCAGATCGCCCAAACCAGTCCAGAAATATAGATTTTCACTGTCCAAAAACAGTTGAACGCCGAAAAAAGGTTGTATTTCGGACGCTTCAAGCGCGGTGGCAATGCCGGTTGTGATGTCACGGCTGGCCATTACGCCACCGCCTCAACCGCCGCAAAGGTGATGCCGTAGAAACTGGCGTTATTGATCGACCAATCTGTCTGATTGCTAGATAGCCGGAACACGCCGACAGTATCGCCAACAACAATTGTCGCATCATCTGATGGCGCGGTACGAATATACGGCCACAATTCCAAGGTTGCTTGACCGGATGCGTTGCTGTCCACATCCTGCAAAACCTTGTGCAAGGTTGCAGATGATCCACCGCCCAACTGAATATAATCGCCAGCTTTCAAATAACCAGTCGCAGAGGCTGGCAAGCCGTCAACAGTCAATGACCCACCGGTCTGGTCTGCACCGTTCACCAGCGGCGTTCCGGCGGTCACTGACGCGCTTCCACGCGCTGATGCGGCATTCGGATCACCCATTGTGAACGTGCCTCGTGCGCCTTGCAGAGACACCAGAAACGCAATCCACGTTTCAGCATCTGCCCGCGTCATTGGCGGCAAAGTCACCTCTGCCTCCCAGCGTTGGCCTTGGTGGGCGATAACTTGTTGCTTGTAGGTGAACGGACTGCTACTGACCGAAACCGCGTTGACTGCGCGTAGGTTAATTGATGCAATACCGGCAACGGTCGGCAATGTGAGTGGATATGTTATAGCCATTTTTCACCCCTAAAATGCAGCCGCGAATGAACCGCCACGCCGTCTTGCATCAAGCACTGCACTCTTGGCCGCATTGCTAATCTGCGGCATCATCTGCATTACCTCTGCCCGAACCGTTTGCTGAACGCCAGTTGATACGTTTATCGTTTGATTAACAATTACACCGCCAGCAGACATCCGATCATTTGGCACAATCGCGCCCGAACTATTAGGCACAAACATCTCTGGCCCGCGTTCGCCTACCATATAAGCCGAACCAGACTGCACCGGACCACCGATTGCCTTGGCCCCACTAACTTGTAAACCCATAGCTTGCGCCAGTGGGCCGGTGATGCTTTGTTGTATCTGCATTCTGATCAGATCGCTGATGATTGATCGGGCCATCGACTTGAACGCATCTTTGACTGATGATGTCCGGTCGATAATGCTGACAAGCGCATCCTCTAGCGCATTGATGCCGTTCAGTTTGACGTCTTTCATTGTCAGCAGAACTTTGTCGAATGTAGTTTCTAGTTCCTCGCCGGTTTTTTCAAAGTCTTTGGCAGATTTGTTTGCCCTATCGAATGCCGCGCTTGTTGCGTTTATTTCGTTTTCCAGCTTTTCGAAAACACCAACAAGACCCAAATCTCTTTCATTCAGAGGTTGCAGTTTTTTGGCCCAGTCAATGTCTAGTGCCTCGCCAAGCTCTCTTGAAAACTCAATCACGCGGTTAAGCTGACGAATTGTTTCATTGGTAAATGTTTGAATAGCCTCTGCGCCGCGCTTGAAAATGCGAATGATTGTCAACGCTAAATTACGGCCAAACTGTTCGATCCCGCCCGCGTCTTTAATAGCATCGACCACATTTGTTCTGATGCTGTCAGCAAATGTGCGAAACGCCGGTGCAAGCGAACTGACAATGCTATCGCGCACACCTCTAAACAACGATGTCAGTTTGACAAAGCTATCATTCGCGTCCTCAACGCCTTTGACGGCATTGGCTGAAAGTACAACGCCAAGGTCATCAACCTCGTCAAACATCTCTTGCAAAGCCGCTGTGCCGCCTTGCAGAGTGTTGACAAAGGCCACACCTTCACTGTCGAAAAGCTTGAACGCCAGACGCACACGGTCGCCACTGCTTTCGACTTGCTCAAAAGCGTCTGCCAATTCGAGCATCTGCTTTTCGAGCGGCTGTTGCGCCAATTCACGCGCATTCAGCCCCAGCTCGAACAGTGCGTCTTTTGCTTCGCCGGTGCCTCTAGCGGCCTCTGATAGACGCCGTGTGAAGCGTTGCACAGCCATATCAACGGTGCGCGTTTCAACACCAGCCAGTTCGGAAGCGTATCGGAGTTTTTGCAGTTCGGCAGTGGTAACGCCTAGCTTGCTGGCGGTCTTACCAAGCGCGTCAATGCTATCAAGTGACGACTTGACCAAGAGGCCTAGACCAGCGGCACCAGCCAAGCCGACCAGTGCCGTTTTCATACTGAGAATTGAACGCCCAACACCGGCTAACGCTC